GACGGCGGCTTCGGTGTCGGGTTCGGCGGCAGCGGCAGCAGCCCCGACCGCAGCGCCTGCACCCGTGGCCGCCCGTCCGGCATCGCCAAGGGCTGTCTCAAGACGATCAGCCGCGTCGGTCGCCTCGGTCAGCGCGTCTGCGCCACCCTCATTGCTGCCCTGCACCGCGTCACGCAGGGCCTGCCAACTGGCGAGCGGCGCACGTGCCCCCTCAGCCAGATCGCGCGCCGCGCCCCGATAGAGGTTGGCGGACTCGAGCGCCCGGTTTGCCGCTTCAGTCAGGCCGAGATCGGGCGCGGTCAGCGGGTTGTCCTCGAAGGCGCGGTCGAAGGCCGACTGTCCCGCCGTCGTCGCTGCCGTCGCCGCACCCTCGAAGCGGTTCTCGATCTCGCCGAGGTCGAGGACCGGCACCAGCGCGATGCGGCGCTCCGACCCCAGCGCTTCCAGCCCTTGGTTGATGCCGCCGATGAAACCGTTGATGCGCGAGACCACCCCGTTCAGCATCGCCTCGACACCGTCGATCAGGCTGTTAGCCGCCTGAAACGCCAAATCGCCGATGGCGGCAGGCAGCAGGCCCCAGATCGCCTTGATCGCCTCATAGGCCCCCTCAAAAGTGTTCGCCGCCGTGTTGCCAAAGGCCACGACGCTCTCGATAGCGCTCTGCATGCCGGAGGCGGCATCGGCCTTCAGATCGAAGAACATTGCCGTGGCGGCAGCGCCCGCCGCCGCAGCCCCCATTTTGATACGTTCCCAGACCTCGACGGCGAGGTCTTTCAGGAGCGACATTGCCTCACCAAATCCGCCCGCGCCAGACACGAGGCGGGTGAACTGATAGACGAGTTCGCCCGCGCCGACGATCAACGCCCCGATGCCAGTGCGGATCAGGGCCCCTCGCAGCAGGACCAGCGCGGTGGCGAGCCCACGGACCGACAGCGCCGCGACAGCCATCCCGGCGACCCAACGCCCTGCAAGAAAAGCCACAAAAGTGGCGGCATAGGTGGTCAGACGGCCGATATTGTCGAACAGGCCTCGGATCGCGATGCCGAGCGGACCGGTGCGGCTTGCCACGGCTGCCATGGCGTTGGCGACCGCTTCCAGCGCGGGGGCCGCAGCGACGGCCAGCTGGTTAGAGAGTCCGCGCCAGATCAGGCCAAGCCGGGAGATCGCGTCGTTCGTCCGCTCGATCTGGTCGGCGTCCTGCTCTGAGACGACGACCCCGAAGGCGAGCACGTCCTCGGTCGCCTGGCGCAGCGTCGCCGTGTCGATCCGGCTCATGGCGATGGAGCCTTCCTCGCCAAAAAGCTGGCCTGCAACGGCTGCGCGTTCGGCGACCGGCACGAACGCCTCAATGGCGGCGTTGATCGCCCCCACCCGCTGATCCAGCGGCAGGGCAATCAGGTCGGTGGCAGACAGCCCCAGCCGCTCCAGCGCGTCGGCGGCGGGACCAGTCCCGGCGGCCGCCTGGCTGAGACGGCGCGTCAGATCCTTGGTCGCCTGCTCGATGCCGGACATGGAGACACCGGCCAGTTCACCAGCGCGCTCCAGGGTCTGGATCGAGGCGACCGTGGTCCCCAGCGATTGCGCCAACTTGGCCTGCGCGTCGACGGTCTGCAGCCCGGAGCGAACCATGGCTACGCCAGCAGCCGCAGCAGCGGCCACGGCGGCAGCGGCAGCCACCGCAACACGGCGGGAAAACGCCGCGAGCCGTGTATTGGCCGCGTCCATCTCCCGGCTGAGGCGGCCGAAGCCGCGCGCCCCGGCCTCGCCGACACCGTCCAGTTCGGCGCGCACCTGTCGGCCGCCGACAGCGGCAAGGCGGACAGAAACGCGCTTTTCAGCCATGGGAATGATCCATCTGTTCGTTGAGTTTGGCGACCATCATCGCTTCGATGACAGGCAACAGTTCAGCTGCTGCGGCAGGTGGCACGCCGAGTGCGTCGGCCAGCGCCAGTGCCGCCGACATGTCCCATCCGATCACCGCGCCCGGCAGCACACGCAGCTGACCACCGAGACGGTCGACCAGGTCCCAGACCTGCCAGCCCTCATAAGTCAGCGGTCGGTTTAGCCGCGCCGGGCAGTCTTCGCACGCCGTTTGGCAGGCTTGGCAGTATCGGTCACCCCCGCCGAAGGACCATTCGGCGAGAGCGCGGAGACGTTTTTTTCCTGTTCCAGCAGCAGGCCTTTAGAGACGTAGGTCAGCTGGAAGGCCTCGAAGATCGGCCAGATGTCCAGGAGCGCGTCGATGGCCTCCGGGGTCGGCTCGATTGCGTTGCCATCCGAATCACCGATACCCTCCCAGGCGAGCACCGCCCGCCGCGCCAGCGCTTTGGCGAAGGCAACAGCGCGTTCCTCGTCGGAAGCGCCTACCGGGACCGCATCGACGGCCGCATCGCTGCGCGTCGCCACCATCAGGGCGGTGGTCAGCGGGCGGAGTTGCACCCGCACGCCAGGCGCGAGATCGTGCCAGCGCGGCTGGTTCGTCAGATCGAGCGTCAGCATCAATATACCTCAATGTCGTTGATCAGGGTCGCCGTGCACATCCGGCCGACCGTGCTGTCGCGGGCGGCCTGCCAATCAAAGGTTGCCTGCACCCCCTGCGGCCCGGAAATCTCGATCCGGGGGCGCGGCAGATAGACGGCGTGCACGGTGAAAGTGAAGCTCTCTCCCGAGGGCAGGACGTAGGCGAATTCCACCTCGCAGGGATCGCCGTTGATCGCCTGCGTCACCAGCGTCTGGTCGGCAAAGCGCACCTCAATGGAGCCGGTCAGTGCGGCAATGGACGGGTCCGCGCCGTCGATGCGGCCGTCCGAGCGGATGGTTTCGATCCGGTCGAGATTGTTGGCGTATGTGATGTCAGCCGAAACCACATTGCCGAGCGCGGTGCCATTGCGGGTGATTGCGCCGTTGAAATGGCCGAAGCGCTGCAATTCGAGAGCGGCGGGTGTCCCGGCGCTGGTCGTCGTGCCAACGGTCTCGCCCTGCGCCACGAGCCGGGCCGTTGCGGTCAAAAGGCCAGATCGCTGCATTTGCCAGTTGACCTGGTCGAGTACGCAGCCGGAATACATCGCAAAACGCGGCACCTCGGGCATTCCGGTCTCGATCGACATGCTGGGCAGCGTCCATGCACCAGACTGAAACTCATGCGTCCATGGCCCTGTGCCGGTCGTGGTTGGATCGCCAAAGGCTGCCTTCAGCCAGAAGCCAAACGCCTCTGCGTCAAGCGGCACCACGACATCGCCATCGGCCGTCACAGCGTCCTTGATCGGCGCCAGCGGATCGCGACCGTAGCCCAGCAGTTCCGAGTTCAGCAGCGGCTGCTCCGCGCCGAGCGATGTGCTGGCGAAGGGCATCTTGGTGAAACCGCCCACGGGCGGCGTTCCATAGGTCGTCTCGAACGCAAGCGCCATCTGCGCCCGCGCCCCTTGGGCTCGTGCCATCGTGTTCTCCTCGGATTGTAGGGATCAGCCGAGTGGGTCGGCCGTTGAATAGTGCAGCACCACCGGGATCACGGCGGCCTTCAGGGTCGCCGCGCCTTCGACCGGCAGATCGACAGGGCGCGGTGCTTCGGCCTCGACCCAGTCGCAGAGGCCACCAAGTGTGCGGTCGGCAGCAATTGCCGCACCAATGCTTGCGGTCAACGTGTCGAAGGCGACGTCACGGTCGGTGCCCTGAACGACCGCCTCGATCTCGGCCCGGTGCTGGTAGTGGCAGGCAAGCGGCGACAGCGTCACCTCGGGCTCGCCTGGCTCGCCGTCGCGCAGGATCAGCAGCCCCTCGGCCGGGACGCGCTCGGGCAGGACGTCACCGCGCAGGGCAATCGCGGGCAGCGCCGAAAGCCGCGCGTGCAGCGCGGTGAGGATGGTTTCGCGGGGCGTGGGCATTTGTCTTTTCCGGCTAAGACTTCTCGAGAGCGTCCTTGACCAGTACCTCTGCCATATGCGCGACAGTGGCGCGCGCGGTCTCGCGATCCGTGTCGGCGACGTCCATAAGTGCGATCATCGCTTCGGTTCCAGTTGCGACAGACAATTCGCGGACAAGACGCTCCGCCGCCGCATCTCCGATTCTTTCCCTCTCGTCCTCGAGCGCCGTTCGAAACATCGTGACGCGTCGCCCGCCACGCGTCGGTGCGGCGACGTCCGAGCGCCAGCTATCGAGCCACCGGGACAGGAATGCCCGGAACTCGGCCTCATGCTCGATCGCCTGATCGAAAAAGAACAATGCGATCGCCCGGACTCGTTCCTGGGTATTGGAGCAGTCCCGTACGATATCCTCGTAGGCTGCCGTGCTGATATCCAAGCCAGCCTCTGCGGCCAGCACAGAGGGATCGGAAAAATACCGGTAGGCTGTCGCGCGCGAGATACCCGCCGCCTCTGCCACGGCCGGGATTGTCAGCATCGCCTGTTCCGACAGCAGGCGTCGAGCGGCCGCCAAGAGGGCGTTCCGGGTGCGAGACTTCTGTGCATGGCGCTCGGAGGACAAGCGGCCACCTCCTTAAATTGAGACTCTTGTCTCATGAAGAGACTTCTGTATCATGACTTTGGTAACGCGCTGTTTCAAGGAGAGACTCATGATCGAACATGGCCAAGACACCGCCTCGCGGCCTCGTCGCTACGAAACGCTAGGCATCCTGATGACATTCCATGCCTTTCCGGGCGAGGTTGCCGACAAATACTGCATGGTTGAATGCGTCGTGCCCCCGGGACTGGGCGCGCCGCCGAACCACCATGCGGGCGAAACCGAAACCTTCTTCGTCATCGACGGCGAGGTGGAGTTCATGGTCGCGGGCGAGACCATCCGCGCCAAGTCGGGAGAAAGCGTCCGGATTCCCGATGGCGCGGTGCATGCCTTCACTGCGATCGGCCCAGCCCCAGCGCGGGTGATGATCGTCAACGCCCCCGGACAAATGCACGAGGGTTTCTTTACCGAACTGGGCGAACCCGTCGATGACGACCGGACGCAACCGGCGCCAATGGATGGGCCGCCGGATGTCGCCCGCGTCGTGAAAGTTGCAGAGAAGTGGGGCATGACCATTGCGGTGCCCGCCGAAACCTGAATCGCTTGCCAAGGAGGAACCGTATTCGAGTCCGGCTTAATCGCCCTAAGATTGCAGCTTTACCCTCACAGTTGATTTCAGGAACGCCCCTCCACCCAGTTCGCCACGATCAGCCCCGGCACGCTGTCCAGCGCCCGCTCTGCGTCCCGGTCGAGGTCCAGCCGCTTCGGCAGCTTGACCTGCGGGACCAGCAGGAAGATCGGAGCGGTCACCTTTCCGCGCCCGGTCTTGGAGCGCGACACCACAGCCTGACCCTTGGTGTTCAGCCGTGCCTCCGCCACCAGCAAGCTTCTGTGGTTGCCGCCCGTGGTGCAAGAAGTTTTTGATCCTATAGGCGCGTGATCGAGTGCGGTCTTCTGTGAGGCCTCTTGATGCGGCATTTCCAGAAGCCGCGGGCCGGGATGGTGATCAGCG